GGATTATATGAATGGTGATTTTAATTTTATAAATAAATAATTATGGAAGGAGAATTATTAGATTTCATTGATTGGTACAATATAATGTATGAAGACGTTAAAGGATTAAAGTCTGAAGAGATTGTGAATATGTATTTATACTATAAAAACAATAAATTATGAAAAAGGAGAAGAGTATACCACCAAAACCAAAAGACAAAAGAACCAAACGTTATAAGGAGTGGGTGGCTAAGTATGAAACGGAATCTTCAGGTGTAGGTGACACTATCGAGAAGATAACAAAAGCTACAGGTATAGATAAAGTAGTTGAGTTTATTGCCGGTGAAGACTGTGGCTGCAATGAGAGAAAAGAGAAACTTAACTACCTATTCCCTTATAACAAACCTAATTGTTTTACAGAGAATGAATTTGATTTCCTATCAGAATACTTCTCTGACAATAAATGGGAATTTAGATCAATTACTGCTGCAACGGTAACTAAATTCTACTCAATATATAATAGAGTGTTTAATACAATGGACAAGCCTAGTGGATGTTCTTCTTGTGTTAAGAACAGAATAAAAAAGATAGAAAGACTATATAAAGAATACCTTTGATAGAAGAAGAACTTTTCGAATTCCTTAAAGAGAATTATTATCCGGACTTAGTGAAGGCTAAAAGTCAGATGAGTAAGTGGGATTGTTATAGTCCAGAGAAATATCATAGGATAGAACTTAAATGTAGAAAAACTCATTATGAAGAACTGATGATAGAGAAAAAGAAATATGACAGTATGATTGATAAATGTGATGACAATTTAGATATCCCTTATTATATTAATTCTACTCCAGAGGGTGTTTATCGTTGGAATCTTTATAAGGTTGAACCTATATGGTTTGTTAAGAAAATTAAAGCTACAACTGAGTTTTCTAATAGTAATTTGATAGATAAAGAGATAGCTATGTTAGAAGTTATAGATGCAGAAATATTATGAGTGATAGTGTAGAGAGATGGTATGATATGAATGATGAGTGGACAGCAGATTCCACTGGATACAGACATTTACCTAAAGACCCAATTGTAGAGAGAGTAATCGATACAATGAGAGCAAGAAGTAGAGATGGGATAATCAAGTATGGTACAACCCTTTATGATTCCCCTGATGGATTCTATAAGTTCCTTAATCATTTACAAGAGGAGCTTATGGATGCAACATTATATATTGAGAAAATAAAGCAGCAGAAATGATGGATAAATTTATTTTGGATGCTTGTTGTGGAGGTAAAAGTTTTTGGTTTGATAAAAATCATCCAAATACAATATACTTAGATAAAAGAAACGAATCTCATAAATTAAATTATAAGAGAAACAAACAGAATATTGTCATATCACCAGATATTGTAGCTGATTTTACAAATATGCCATTTAATGATAAATCATTTAAATTAGTGGTATTTGATCCTCCTCACGCTAAATTCAATAGTAATTCTATAATGTATAAAAAATATGGAACTCTTGATGATGATTGGAAAGAAACATTAAGTCTTGGATTTAAAGAGTGTTTTAGGATATTAGAAGACAAAGGAATATTAGTATTTAAGTGGGCCGAAAGTAGAATTAAATTATCAGAAATATTAGAACTAACGCAATACAATCCATTATTTGGACATAAAACAACTAGAACCAATCATTGGATATTATTTATTAAAAATTAAATTTATGCCTTTACCAAAACCTAGTTCAGAAGAGACACAAAAAGAATTTATACAAAGATGTATGATTAATCCAGAGATGATTAAAGAATTTAGAAGTGTAGATCAGAGATACGCTGTCTGTAATCAAATATATAGAGATGAAAGAAGCTAACCTGATAATGATGCAAAAGGATATAAAAATCCTACAACAAGCATTGGCGGTAGCCTTATACAAAATAGAAAAGCTAGAAAAAGAAAATGATAACAGAAGAAAAAATACGGAAGATACAGGGGTATAAGACTTGGTCAGTACAGAGGAAAGTTGATGAACTATTAATGGAGGACTCCTATATGTATGCTGACTTGGGTATTGACTCAACACCGGCAGAAAAAAAATATGTTAAGAATATGAGTAGAAAGATATATAAAGCTATAGCTGCAATCAGTCCTTTAGACGGATATATTTTAGAGGCTCATATGAATGAAAAAGATTTAACTAAAAATAATAGTTAACATATTTGTTTATATCTAAATAAAGATGTAGATTAGCATTATGAAAAAAATAAAACTATTTGATGGTAGTGAATGGGATAGAGAGGATATCCTAGAGAAGATGAACGATGATTCATTTTACTACGGATACCTAGGGCAAAACGCTTTATCCTCTTCATCACTTAAGGATTTATATAAATCACCTAAAACTTATTTCAATAACAGTAAACAGGTAAATTCAGATGCGGCCCCACTTAGGGAAGGTAGATTGATACACACTGTTATACTTGAGGAATATAAGTTACACGATAAATATAATTTCTGTAATGCATCAAGTAGAAGAACTAAAACATTCCAAAGCTCTGAAGCTATCTCAAAAGAAATGGGGAAAGAAGTGATGCTTACTAGCGAACTTAATATGGCTAATGAGTTATGTAATGCTGTAAGATTTAACACTTATGCTAATGAATTACTTACCGGTGGCCAGGCTGAGGTCCCTATGATTGGGGATTTGTTTGGTGTACCATTTAGAGGTAAGGCTGACTATTTAAAGGATGGTCACCTTATCGATCTTAAGACTACAAGCAAGTTAGATAAATGGGAGAGAGCAGCTAAGTATGATTGGCACTATGATATGCAAGGGTATATTTATTCTGAATTATTCAATGTGAGTAAATTCACTTTTGTGGTTGTAGAGAAAGGTACTGGTGATATAGGAATATTTGAGCTTAGTGATGAGACTAGGGAATTAGGTGGGAATAAAGTTCGACAGTGCGTAAACACTTTTCAAGAATACTTTATAGACAAGACTAGTAAATTAAATGACTACACGATCAGGGGGATTATCTAGATTTCAAGAAGAAGAGATGTTGTATTATTACTTAACGATTATGAGTTTACTAGATGGTGTGTCTATTGATGACTTAGAATTAGAACTTAAAATGCAGGAAAGACTAGAGAATTACGAAGCCTGTGCAGGAATAAAGAAAGCTATAGATGAAGCTGAATACAGAACGTATTCTGAACTGAAAATGATAGCTAGAGAATTAGATAACAAATATAATTTTTAATATGAGACATAGATTAATAAAAGAGATTGTAGACCAATATTTTAAAATTGACATATCAGAACCAACTAGAAAGGTTGCTTATGTAGAAGCTAGAGCATTATACTATAAATTGTGCAGGAAACATTCTAGATTAAGTTTAGAGGTAATTGGTGAGTATGTAGGTAAAGACCACGCTACAGCAATAAATGGTATAAAAAAATTAGAAGGGTGGATGGAGTATGACAAAAGAATGCAGTGTCACTATAGCGAACTTAGTCAGTTAGTTAGAGAAGGTCTTGAACATTTTGACGATGATGAAGGTTATATTACTTTAGAAGATATGTATCAGAAAAGACACGATGCCCTTATAGAAAGATATGAGACTGCACACAATAGTCTTAAAGAAGATTACATAAATCTAAACGAAAAATACAATAGACTAATACATATGTTTAATTTCCTCAAATCACAATTAGTCAAATATCAACCTACTACAGCAAATTCAGATGTGTTTAAGGTGGAGATAAACGAGGTTGTTTATGAAAACGAAAGAGAAGAAAACTGAACTAAAGAATATAGTTATAAATCCAGAGGCAGCTAAGTGGTGCTTCGATAGAGGATATAAGATATATCCTAAACCTATAGAATTCAAAGACCCTAATAGGTTTCAAAACAAATTAGGTATTAAATTTAGATTGGTTGTTGAATTCGGTGGAGACAAAAAGATTGGTGAAAGAGAGTATAATCAAGAAGAATGGCCAATAGCTATTTGGTCAGTATATAATTTTCTATACGATAAACATAATGGGGAGAAAGCCTAAGGAAAGAAAATTTGTTAAAGACACAGACGGTAGAAAGAATAATGGCAGGAAGAGAGGTGAGAGGGTGAATAAGCCTGTTATAGCCACTCCAGGTGCCATTAACAAAGCTAAGAAGGATAGGGTACATATCTATGCTTTAAACGCAATGAAGCAAGTGTTTGGGTCTGAGGAGAAGGCTTGGGAGTCTCTAGCAGAGAAAGCTAAGGATTCTTTCCCGCATATGAAATTGTTATTTGAGTATAAATATGGCAAACCTGAAGATGTAGACTTGAGAGAAGGTAGACCTAAAGTAAATATAAATATTAAGAATTTATTTGCAGGGAATCAAGACCAAAGTGATGACCCTGATATAATTGATGTGACAGAAGAAGAGTAATGAAGGCACCTCAACTAAATGCTAAATATCAAGCCTTAGGTAATGACAGTAGATACTTTGTTGTAACCGGTGGTAGAGGTAGTGGTAAGTCATTTGCTGTTGGTTCGTTCTTGGCCTTGTTAACTATGGAGCAAGGGCATAAGATACTCTTCACTCGATACACAATGTCTTCAGCTTCAACTTCTATTATCCCTGAGTTTATTGAGAAAATAGAGTTATATGGTATAGCTCAACACTTTAGAATAACTAAGGATGAGATATTAAATATGTCTACAGGAAGTTCTATTATCTTTAAAGGGATAAAGACTTCTGCAGGGAATCAGACAGCCGCTCTGAAGTCATTACAAGGTATTACAACGTTTGTATTGGATGAAGCAGAGGAACTTATCAATGAAGATGACTTTGATAAGATAGACCAATCCGTAAGGTCTAAAAGTAAACCTAATAGGATTATATTAATACTTAACCCTACAACCAAAGAGCATTGGATATATCAAAGATTCTATGCTGCTAAAGCTGTTAATGGTGGATGGAATGGTTGGAAGGATAATGTGACTTACATACATACTACATTTAAAGATAATATGGATCATTTATCTGAATCATTTTTATTACAGATAGATGAGATTCGTAGACGTAGACCTGATAAATACAATCACCAGATAATGGGTGGGTGGTTGGATAAAGCTGATGGGGTTGTCTTCACTCGATGGACTATTGGGCTGTTTAATGAATATGCTCAATGTATATATGGTCAGGATTTTGGATTTTCTGTAGACCCTACAGTTCTCCTAAAAGTAGCTATAGACAAGGATAGAAAGAAGATGTGGCTTAAGACAATGTATTGTAAAGTAGGATTGTCTACAAAGGAAATAGGGGAGATGAATAGACGCTATGCAGGTGATGAATTGATTATTTGTGATAGTGCTGAACCTAGACTTATACAGGAGCTTAAAATATATTGTAATATAAAACCCACTATAAAGAGACAAGGTAGTATCTTAACAGGGATAGCTATGATACAA